TCGTTTTGCTTTCGTTGTTGCCGCGTATTCAGAAGGTGATAAAGCCTTAATAGCCGCCTCTGGGAGATACCGCTCGCCTGTAGCTTTTGGACCTTGAGTTGATGGCTTACCACTTTTGGTTCTCCACTTTTGATCTCCCCAATCTTTCAAGCTTTTTTGAGGCGCTTTCAATCTTTGTACCCCCCGCCCGCTTTCTTATATGCCTGGGCTGTCATTTGTGCTTTACGGGCGGACCACTGCCCTGGGGCACCGCCTTTACCGCCAGCCTTGATACGCTCAAAGATAGCCTTTCGCATACTGGGCTTGGTGTAATTACCGGCCTCGTTCACACGAGACTTGGCTTCTCCACCTTTTTTAAATGACGCTGTTTTTGCAGCCTTAACAAAGTCACTCTTCTTAGGTGCCCCCTTGGCTCCGACGCTGCGCATCTTCTCGCCAGAACCCGCAGCGATGCGCTTTTTCTTGGCGGCGATGTTGGCATAGAGACCAGGTTTAGCAGCCATCATTTACCCTTTTTGCATAAGGAGGTCAATTTTTGCTTCAAGCTTGTTAAAGCGTTGGTCAATGTGCTCAACAAACTTGTCCATTTCTGCTTGAGTGACGTTATCACGGGCCACCTCTTCTCTAGTTTTGTTAATCAAAATGCTAAGGCGCTGTATTTCCGATATCTTCTCATGACCTATGTAGGCCAAAACACCTATCAAAGCCGTTAGCAACGTATTCCAAAGCATCATTTCCATTAGCATTTCCACCGTTTCCGAGCCTGACGAATGCGGCTATTTGGGTCTTTTGCTGCCTCTGGGAATTTTTTCATCTGCCCCAAAGAACGAGCACAATACGACTTACGCCGTGTTGCACGCTTACCTGTTGGATTATCTTCTGTCACCGCAGTCTGTAATTTGCTTCCAGGGTTAGCTTTGCGATAAGCTGCAACACCTTTTTTGGTCATGCCAGCTCCCGCCTTTGTCGGGCGAAAGTTGCCCGACTTGACAGAAGTCTTGATGCCCATACCCTTGGAGGCCATTAAACGGTCACCGTCACCGGTTTAACAGAAGCTGTTCCAGTGATGCCCGTCGGCGAAACACTGGCGTTGGAGTCTGGTCTAGCGCCACCATAGAAAAAGAGCGTTACACTTGTGACGTTGCTCAAGTCCATGTAGACACCTTCTTTAAACAACAAGCCAGCCTCTGGGAGGATTATGTCAACAGCACCTACCACCGCAGGCGTAGCAATCGTTGTTTCTGGAAAAGACGTGCTGGTGGTGCCGTCGTAAAGTTTGATAAATCCCGCACTGCCTGTGCTTACATAATAGATTGCCTGGACGCGCGTGCGCCCCTCAATCATCTGTGCATCAGCAGTTCGGGTTACCGATTGGAGATCACTAGCAAAGCTCATGTGGTCCCCCTTTTAAGATAATGTTGCATCTCTGTTCTCCGTGTCCGGCGGATCTTGACGCTCTAGTTCAGTCAACAATACATCCACCATTGCTATCGCTCCGTTGGCCTGTTGGATAAGATCTGAGTACTTTTGCCGTTGCTCAAGTGCCTGACTCCTTAAATCCAACAGGTATTCTTTATCTAGCACAGCCATTAGGTGATCTGAGTAGCGTAAAGGGGCAAGAAGAAATTAGTATTACCAACCCTAACCTTAATAGTAGCTCCTGCACTTCCAAGCGTTGTACCAGTTTGGAAAATGTGCCCAGAACCTGCTGTTACACCCTGAAGATTAAAGAACACGGCATTATCGTCAACCGCAGCTACGTTAGCGCCTTGGGTTGATGCATAAATAAACGAAGTCCTTGTCCCCGTTGATGCACTTGCTGGGGCATTAAGTTCGAGCTCTAAGGGAGCGTAAGTACCAGTGGTTGTGCCAGCCGATAGGGTCAATTCAGCAACAAAAGCTGAACCTAAGCCAGAAGTAGATCCAGTAGCACCATAAACGACGTTTGCTTTTAACGCATTTGTGAATGAACCCAAAGCGGCATCAGCGTTTAATTGGAAAAGAGTACGTCCACCAACACCACCTGCACCGGTCATTGTGACTTCGGTTGTACTAGCATTAAATGTAGCTGCACCAGTAGAAGTGTCAGTAATTGTTGTTTGGAAGCCGTTTTGAGATACTACTGGGCCAGAAAACGTGGTTGTAGACATTAAAATATCCTCTCATGCGAGTTAGGTGCGGTTGTCTGCATGACGTCTAGCCGGGACTAGTCAAACGCACCGGGGACCCCGGAATACTATCTTTTTACGCCGTATTTGCTGCTGTGTCAAGCATAAAAAACCCCAACCTTTTGGGCTGGGGTTTTGTTCTTACACCTGGTTTATCAGGGTGTACCTGGTGAACCAAAAATGCCGCGTGGGTCACTGAAGCCGAAGCTATAGCGCTCACGAGCCTTGTAGCGGACGTTACCGGTGTCGAAGTCGCCTTCAAAACCAGTTTTCATCGAAACACGCTCAAACATCTTCATTCCGTTAGGAGCGTCGGTCTTGATGAAGAACGCGTCCGGATCGGTCAGATAATGGTTAACCGTGTAACCCTGAGGAACCATGCCCATGTTGTTGATGGCATTGATGTCGTTGTCTGCAGTACCAACACGCAGAGTGGACTTCAGGATGCGATCAGCCGTGAACTGGAGCTGCGAGGGAATGATCAACTTCAGGCCCTGAACAGCGATCTTCAAGCCACGCTCGTCGGTGAACGCAGCAATGTCAATCAACGCCTGCTCAAGGGACGTCTCCGACAGGTCGGCCGGGGTGCTAAGCTCGTTACGGAGATTAGGACCGGACAGGGTCGGATGGTCATCCGCGCAGAGGGGCTTGCCGTCGCCACCAATGGAGGTGGTGAAAGCGCCGTTTAGAACGGCAGCAGCCTTAATCTGCTTGGTTTGTGCCATCGAACGGGCCAGGGCACGGGTATAACGCGCTGCCAAACGGTCGTAGAGGTTGTCCTCAACGGCTTCTTCGGTCAGCGAGAATGCCAATGCAATGGTCTCGTGCGTGTAGCGAGCTGTGTAGACTTCCTGCGCATTGTCGTATGCAACGCCAGCGCCTTCAGTCTTTACAGGAGCCTCGCCAAAGCCTGACTCCATCACTTCTTCCTCAAATGCACGGTCGGAAGACTCGATGGAATAAACTTGTGCGTGCTCGTTTTCGTAGTTCTTGTACTCCAAGCCGAACAGTGCGTTCAGACCTGGCTCAAGCTCTTTTACTAGTTGTGCGCGTGAAATAGCCATGGTTTAGGTCCTTTATGCTTAAGTTACGGCTTTGACGCCAGTGCTGCCATACAGATGCTCGTTGATCTTAACGACAACAACTGCAAAGTCGCCAAGGGAGTTACCTGGAACATTGTAGAGGCCTACAATCTTCAGGTTCAGAGCTGCTGTGTCAGCGATTGTCGAAGAATCCAACTCCATTGTAGAAACACCAGTGGTGGTGCTGCCTCCTGAGCCAACTATGTCAGCGTTCTTGCCGATGTCGGCTTGAACAATGTCTTCGTCGGCTTGGATAATAAATAACTGGTTTGGATCATCAATTACGTCGGCTTGAATAACGCCTTGAGTAATGTTGACCGAGCCGGGGTAGTAATTACTGAAGATCGGCTTACCAGTTGTGGGGTCAACGTAGTTACAGCCGTTAAATACGCCCAACGCAGCAGCATGCGTTCCTGGGGCAAATTTAACAACAGAACCGTTGACAATAGTGACTAGGTCACCTTGAAAAATCGCTCCAGCCTGACTGTCATCAATGTTGTAGCCGTACTGCTTCTGTGCTCCAGTAGCAGAAAGGTTACCTAATGGCTTCAGACCAAAGGCTTTATCTACGTTTGCCATTTTGTCTATCCTTAAAAAAGTTATTCGTCAGACTTAGGTCCGCCGAAAGTGGTTTTTGACCGTCGTTCTGGATTGTTAATCCGCATCGACCCGTGGGCGTTGCTTTTTAACAACTCATTATCAACAGCCTTTAATTGATCCTTCGTTCTATCAGAGTAATATGCACGTCGCTCTTCTGCCGTCTCTTCAGGAATTCTTGCAAGCAACAAGCTTCCCACACCGATTAATCCAGTGTGTCGGCCGTCGTCTACCGAGGTAGATTGGAACTCAGGGTGCTCATCTGCGCGGACAAGCTCGTAACCCTCACGGAGTTTTGACGACACATTGCTTCGGTCATCAAACCCATTTGCTTCCTTTCTGATCCAACGGTGCCTGAAGCCTGGAGGCGCAGGAGGCGCATCCAACCTTGAAGGAGGAGCCCATGGTTTACGGCGCGCAGCAGCACTACGTGTTTCACTCGTGCGCGGACTGCGATTTAATTTAGGCACTTCAACTTGATCTACCATGTTCTACTCCTTAACGTATTTGGCATATTCCTCAAGGGGAACACCCAATTTTTTAGCAATCGCAACCTGGCTCGGTGTGAGCTTTACGGTGCGGCGTGCGTTGTTTATTCCGGATGACCGGGAAGCAGGTGCGACAGCTTGCACGGGTCTGTCGCCTCTGGAAGTTTGTTGCATAGGTGCTTTATTACCACTAAATCGATTAGGAAACAAGTCCTTCATGCGGCGATCTAGTTCTTGGTAATAATCCTCAGACTGAGGATCAAAGCTTTCCTGCGTTACTAATTGTAAATGAATTCCACGGGCAGCGTTAGTCATGACGATATCCCGACCAAACCACTCGTTGTCCTCGGCCCATTGTTCGGCCTTGGGATCAACCTGCGGAGCCTGTTGATACTGTGGCTGCTGCGCCTGGTACTGGGTTTGCTGGGCCTGTTGGGCTACACGCTGTTGGCGAAGCTGCTCGGCACTTGAGATCTGGCGCTGGTCTAAAAGAACCTGGGTCAAACGTTCTTGAGCCTCAAATTCGGTGTCCGTGTCGCCTTCTTCACGAGCTTTTTTAATGATTTGCTTAAGGGCCACGGCCTGGGTTTCCACCCGAGACTTGGCCTCGCCCAAGCGAGCACTGTCAGTGGCCTGAAACCGCTGCTCAAGCTCGGAAGCCTTTGCCTGTACGCTTCTTGCGTATTCAATGGCTGCCTGCTCACGCCTTTGCGACTCCCGCAATTTCGCGGTCATCTTGTCAATACGCTTTTTGACCTTGTCGCTGTAGTCCACAAGCTCGTCTTCTGAGCCTTGTTGCGTGGCAACAGACTCAGGGGCTGCGGGCACTTCCCTCTCTACAAGGGGAGGTTCCGGTGCTTCGGCAAGTTTTGCCTCCGTCCCATTGTCTCCCTCGGTGAGCTCAACCGTTGCCGGCTGCTCGTCCTCTCCTATCTTAAACTCCAGTTGCTCTTGACTCATACTGCCTCCTTACATGTGAAGAATGTCTTCAGGGTCATTTACCACGCCAATGATTTCGTCGTCGTTCAAAATCCGTATCTCCCCGCCA